AGGAGACAAAGCCATGGGTACAAAGAGAGCTTGAAAAACTATTAAGATTGGAAACCGATTATCCCGGGGTGCGTAACTAGTGTTAATTGTAGCAGAACGGTATAATGAAGACACCATGGAATGGGAAGAACAGATTATTGAGGATTCAACTTTGACCCCAGCGGACTTTCCAATACCATTAGCTTTAGTATTAAATGAGGCGGTTTCAATAGCTAGAGCGGCTGAAGACATCACAAAAACAGCATTTTGCCAAATAAACGGCTTAGAGGCTGAAATGGAGGAAAATTAGTGGCATCACAAAATTATACCCCCTCTGAGAGCGATCGTAAGCTCATAAAGAGATGTGAGGCGATGTTTGATATGGCTAAGAAGTCAAGGGCCGATACTGAGTCAGTATGGCGTGATTCTGAGGATCTATATATGGGAAACCACTGGAAGGGCTTTAAAATGCCAAATTACCAGAATCAGGTCACTTTAGAGCTGATTGCATCCAGTATTGACACTATGGTACCGGTCTTATCTAGCCGGCCGCCCAAGATTGATGTTATGCCGGTGGAGTATGATGACATTACTATTGCGGCCGCACAGAACTTACAAGCCACGATTGACGAATTATGGATTGTTAGGGATTTGCAGAATATGGTTCCGGAATGGCTTTTGGATTTCTTGATTTACGGGACCGGGATTTTAAAGGTTCGGTTCAATGAGGATGATGATATGCCGGATGCGGACGTTGTGGATCCTTTTGCTTTTTATGTAAATCCTTCAGCCACCAAGTTGGAAGATGCTGAATGGGTTATGCAAGCTTCACCCATGCCAATGTGGAAAGTAAAGGACATGTATGAAAATGGTGAATATGTAGAATCCCAGGGAAATCTTGAAAAGTACGAAGCCATGAAAATGAATACAGCTCCATTGGCTGATGAGCGTATCCAGGTAACGGATACCAAGGGACAGGAAACTCATTACTTTGATTCAGCTAAAAAAGCTATGGAAAGAATGGAAGAGCGTGCATTGGTCATAGAGTGTTTCATGCGTGACGGGACCCACGAGTATGTAGACATGGAAGATGAGAGTGGTAAGGCTGTTAAAAAGAAGCAATATAAATATCCAACAAAAGTTCGCCAGGTGGTTATGGCAAATGGTGTTCTCCTTTATGATGGTCCTACGAAGTATCCATTTTTCAACAAAAGGCACCACCTGGCACATCCTTTCCCTTACATTGTTCTTAAAAACTCCGGATCCGCTCACAGTTTCTGGGGCAAGCCTGAGCCAAGAAGATTAAAAAGTCTTAACCTGGCCATGGACCGTATTGCCAGCCAGATAGCTGACAATATTCATTTAACATCAAATCCTATGTGGGTAGTAGATGAAACAGCTGATGTAGTGGACCAGATCTCAAATAAGCCAGGGGCCGTGGTAAGGAAGAAGGGACCGGGCCAAGTTTCCATGCAATCACCGGCAAGTATGCCAGGATATGTATTCAACTTTTATGAGTTGTTGTATGATATGATGGAAACGGTTAGCGGAGTTAATAAGGCTACCCAGGGTAAGGAGGCCAGTAATGTGACCAGTGGTGTACAGGCCCAGATCTACCGCCAGGCCGCTACCACCAAGATTGATTTTAAATCCAGGTCACTGGACCAAGCTATACAGACTCTTGGCTCCATGTGGATAGCCGCAATTCAGAATATGAGTTTAAGGCCCCACAGTGTTCAAGTGGTCCTACCTACCCAGATAGAGGAACAAAGATCTTTTGTCGGGATTGAGTACCAGGGAATGCAGTTTAATGTAAGGGCCAAGGCTGGTTCTATGTTACCGGAAAACAAGATGTATGTAGAGAATAAGATTTTACAACTTGCCCAGATGGGGCTTATCCAGGATCCTGAGTTCATAATTGAGAACGTGGATCTTCCGGGTAAAGAAGCTCTCTTGCAGAAGATGAGGGGAGAACGGGCAGCGGAAGCTGATGCGGAACAGCAAAGACAGTCACCACTAAGTGAGGAAGAGCTTGCTGGTCTGGGTGGGGATGAAGATGAGATTTACAGGCAAATGACGGAGGATCCGGAGCTTGCCGAAAGAATGTTAAATATGAGTGCTAGACGTGAGGTGTAAAAACTTAACTAGTGAGGTAATAACATGAATGATGTAATTGAAGGTACTATATACGGCGACTCTGTTAGAGTCTCTACAACTGAGGCTGAGTCATTAATGGCCAATGATGAGTGGGGAGAACCTGATCACCCCAATACTCAGGGCTTTGACCAACGGCCAGCAGTGTCCGAGGAAAGTACCGCCGGTAAGGAAGCAACCGTAGAAGAAGCTGCGACTCAGGAGACTGAGCAACCAGCTGAAACTGAATCTGCACCCTCGGTAAAAGAGGAAGAGTATGTCGAGCTTAGTGAGGTCGACATTGATGGCGAAACGTATTCGGTTGATGACATGAAGTCTTTCATTGATGATTCAAGGAACAAAGATGAGTGGCAACGTAAGAACACTCAGCGTTCCCAAGATCTCGCCAATGAGAGAAAAGCTCTCCGGGCTGAATCGGAAAAATGGAACTCTCTCAAGCAAGATGATGAGTTGATGGACACTCTAAAAGACTTTATTGATACCGACCACCCTCTTTTTAAGGAAAATTCCGAAGTATCCGAGGAGCCGGAATTATCTGAGACTCAGGACACCACAACATCTGATCAGAAGTATGTGGAGCTTGAAGCAAAGTTGACACAAATGGAAGCGGAAAAACAGGTAGAAAGAGATGTAGCGGCCTTAACGGTTGCCCATCCAGAGCTGGTTAATGATCCAGAAGCTTTGGACCAGGTTCTCAATGTAGCTGTTGATCAAAATCTAATGGATCTGGAAACCGCTTATGCTGTCACCGCTTATCAAGCCGCTGAGGACTCAGCTCTAAATAAGGCTCTTGCAAAAGTAGAGAAAGCCAAAGAGCTTCAAGAAATACCGGAGACTAAAGGTGCTGCCCGTGGTGAACGGGTGGGATCTACTAAGAAACCGGCAAATTATGATGAAGCTCGTGAGTTGGCTTTCAATGAGTACAACCTATATGAGTAGAGGTGATATAAATGGCTTTAGCATATGATAACTTATCTGCGTTAACTCGTGATAAGTATATTCCTGTTATGGTTGATAATATCTTCAACTCAAATGTTCTTACTCACCGGATGTTACGGAAATCAAAAGCCGCTGCAAGCGGTAACAAGGTGCTACAACCCCTTGAATATGGCAAATCAACGGCCAAAGGATTCTATAGTGGTTATGACATTATGGATACTACCCCTACGGAAGTATTCACAGATGCCAGCTATGATTGGGTCCAGGCCTATGCCACGATTTCTATTTCCGGTAAGGAAGAAGCTTTGAATGATGGCCCCGAAAGGGTCATTGACCTTTTAGAGGCAAAAGTAAAGAACGCTGAAAAGTCTATTAAAGACATGTTTGGCGTTCAGTTGTATTCCGATAATACAGGTTCAGCAGTAACCTCTCCATCAACGGGAGCCTACACAAATGGCTTCCTGGGACTTCAACATATGATTGATAGTGCCGGTACCGTTGGTGGTATTTCTCGTACTGATTACAGTTGGTGGTCCGCTCAAGAGCAATCCGCCGGCTCCAGTACTTTTAGTGATGTTGCTGCTAGTTCTGGTTCCAACAGCATTGGCCGGGAGTTCCGGAAAATGTATGGTGCCTGTTCTATTGATAACGACTCTCCGACACTTATTGTCACTACCCAGCATGTCTTTGATGCTTATGAGGAATCCCTCACAAGTCAGAAGCGTTTTGGTGCTAGTGATAAAGCGTTGGCAGATGCCGGTTTTCAGAACTTGCTATATCGTGGTACTCCAGTTGTTGTTGATGAACATTGCACAGCCGGTGTTGCATTTTTCTTAAATGAGAAATACATCGGTTTTAGGCATCATCGGAAACGCAACTTTGCCTTTGAAGGCTTTCAGAAGCCTATCAACCAAGATGCTCGGGTAGCCAAGGTTCTTTGGCTCGGTGCACTCACAATGTCTAACCCCCGTATGATGGGCAAGATCACTGGTCTTCCCACTGCTTACTAGGGGTAAGGCGTGAGTTTCCGTTCTACTGAAGCTTGGGTAAATCCGCAAGCTATCAGCGATACATCTACCACAAAAAAGGTTCCAGTAGGCACGGTTGTCCGTGCTGAAGATAAAGACTCTACCGCCCTAGGCGTTGGAGAATTTATATACGCATCAGGTGTGGCTAGCACGGCGGTCGGTTCAGTCTGTACGATTGACGAAGCCTGTGCTACCGTACTTGCAACCGCAGATTCAAAGGGAAGAATCGGCGTTTCTATGTCCGCTAATGTTGCTAGCCAGTATGGCTGGTATCAGATTAGTGGAAAAGGACACGCCTTAGTTCTTACTGGCTTTGCGGACAATGGTGTCTGTTACTTAACCAGTACTGCTGGTTCTGTAGATGATGCTGATGTTGCTGGTGACCTTGTTGAAGGTATGATGGGCCGATCCGCTATTAGCGGTGGTAAGGCCTACGTTGAGTTGAACCGTCCCTATGTGGACGATACTGCTGACGATTAACTGACCTGAGTATACGGCGATAAATAAGGCGAAGTGGGTGATTAGAGTTACCCTATAAACCTTGGGATCTCGGGGGGCCATGGCGGCCCCCCAGAATCCCACTAACAATTAATTTGGAGAAATGACATGACAGGAAATGAAATGTTAGCTACGCTAGGTCTGAGATTAGAAGATCCAGCTGAAGCTTCTTTTACGTCCACGGCGAAGCTTGATGCTTTGAACATTGCACAGAGATCGGTTGTGAACCTGGTTCATAACTCATATCTGGGTGAGCTACAAGTAATTGTATCTAACCAGGTGATGTCAGCTTATTCTATTACTTATGCTGTATTAACCGCACATTCAGATGGCGGTCAACCCATTCGTAATGGTATCATAGCTGTAAAAATATATAACGGCAAATGGTGTACGATGATTGAGCCGGGTGACCAAAAGAGATTAGAAAATACTTATTTAGCTACCAGCACAACCAATCCGGTTGCATATGTTTTTGGTGAAAAAGTATTTGTTGATGGTTCCTCAGCTGAGGGAGCATTAGATGTCTGGTATTTGAGACAGCCGATATCTATAGCTGCTAATACAACTGAATGTGAGCTTAATATTGCTTTACATGAAATTGTGATAGATCTGGCAGAATCCCAGTTGTGGAAGATGGATGCTAAAATGGATCGTGCGGCGGCCGCCTCGGCAAGTGCCACAGCACAGATCACAGCGTTGAATGCTAGGTACCCAGCTGAAGCCCCTGGTGGCATAGGCACACAGAATAGGCCTTAACCATGACCTGGTCAGATCTCATTGATCGGGTCCTGGTTGGGTTTCCGTTCCAGGGTACTGGTGAGTTTAATCGCACACGGACATTAAAATACTTAGAAGAGGGACAAGAAGATTTTTCTTTCTACACTCAGTGTTTTGAAAAAAACTTCTCCTTTTATTTGGACGATGGAGATGAAGAGCTTGATCTACCTATTGATTTCAACAGCCTGGTTTCTACGGTTGAGTTCAAAGGTAAGAACGTGGCTCCGTTCCAGAGATCCGAAACAATAACTCGGAGAAAGACTGATAACACATTTAGAACTGGTTTCCCAGAATACTTTGAAATTCAAGGCAACAAAATGTCTTTTGTACCGGCACCATCTACTGGTGGATTGCTTACTTTTCGGTACTCGGCCAAGCCAACCAATTTAACAGACTCGGCCACCCAGTATACTAAGGTCCGGTACGACACCTTAACATCTAGTGCTCCCTATATAGGGGATACGCTAAATGCTAAAGCTTTGTCTGGTGGAGTTTATGATCAGTCTGTTGACTGGTCCGCTACTGTAGCTGATGTAGATATTAATAACTTGGAGGGAATTATAACCTTAACCGGTGAGGATAA